TAAGAACAACAACTTGCTTCGTCACTTTACTAAAGCATGATTGTTGCCTCCGTCTTAAAAACCGGAGGAGAATACAGTCCCTGCCATGTCTACAACTTACGTGACATGTGCAGGGATTTTTTACCTACGCACACATTCGTATGTCTTACGGACATACACCTAAGCAATTGCGAATACATCCCTCTAGTACACAACTGGAAGGGATGGTGGTCAAAGCTTGAACTCTTTAAGATAGAAGAGCCATGCTTGTACTTCGATCTAGACACCATCTTAGTGAATGACTGCACCAGTTTGGTGCATGCAGCACAGTCTAAAGACTTCGTCATCCTCCGTGATTTCTATCGTGGGTACACACTGACCCCTGTCAATCCAAAGGCAATGGGTTCAGGCATGATGTACTGGAGCAAGTCTGTAAAGTTTGTGTACGACTTGTACACACAATGTACATACGACTTCTACGGTGACCAAGACTTCCTTGAGTACGCACTGCAAGACTATGAAGTACACTACTGGCAAGACATATGCACCGGTGTAGTATCTTACAAAGCCCACGACAGACATCTTGGAATACAGCCTACAGATAAAGTCATCTGTTTTCATGGACACCCTAGACCTTGGGAGCAAACAAAAATTGAGTACCCATTCAAACTTTAGTCCCTGTGTACGTATGTGTAAGGTAGACAATTCCAATACCTATTGTGTATCTTGTTTCCGTACTCTCACCGAGATCAGCACTTGGCAGTGGATGACAGAGGAAGAGAAAGCATTTACCGTAGCACTCACCGAGTTAAGGAAGACAGTACATTTATTGGATAAAGAGAATGAACAAATCAAAGTTGATTCAAAAGATCGAAGAGTTAAACCTTGCAGTGGGCATGACACACAGGGGTAGTTGCCCCGTATGCAAGAGAGATAAAACATTTACGGTAAGCAATGACAATGGGACGTTACTTTATAACTGCTACTCTAATAGCTGCAACATCAGTGGGGCTGTCCGTGTTGGCCTCACTGTTGATGACATCAAACAATACCTCCTTAACAATGGGTTTAGAAATGCTAAGGCACCTGCACCTTTTGTAATGCCGCAGCAGGTGGTGTATGACAGCACCTACACCAAACCATACGCAGATAAATACGGCCTAGACCACGATCACCTTGGCCTACGTTACGATGTTGCAGAGCAACGGGTCGTATTCCCAATTACGCAAGATGGTGTAATCGTGGACGCTATCGGACGTAGCATTGTCAATGCACAGCCAAAGTGGTTACGCTATGGCGAGGCACGGACAGCATACATCACTGGCACTGGGCCAGTTGCCGTGGTTGTAGAAGATGCAGTATCGGCTGCTGTTGTAGAAACTTTAGGGGGGACAGGCTTTGCTTTACTTGGTACGACATTACTTACAGAACACGTGGGACTATTGCACAGGTATGCTTCGGTTATTGTGGCCTTAGATCCTGATGCTAGGAAAAGCACAATCACCATAACCCGAGAGCTTAAGTCCAATGGTGTCAAAGCTGTTGCATTCCCCCTGCATGATGATTTAAAATACAGGGAGGAAGACGATGTCACTCAACTCAAACACGTAATTGAAACGGTAGACAGCACATGGAACTAGCCCTACTTAAAAGCCTGCTGAATAAAGAGTTCTATCAGGAGGCACGATCAAAGTGCCCTGAGAAATTATTCGGTAAAGACTTCCGTAAGATTAAGCAAACCATTGACAGTGCAATGGAACAGTATGATAAAGACATAACACTGGACGAAATAAAAGCTTTATTCTTTGCATCAAATCCCACACTAACTACAGCACAAAAACATTCCTACGGCATGACCTTCCACTTAATGGAGAAGGCAGACACACTCAGCCCAGATGTAGCACAAGACGTACTCAGCAATCTGTTCAGGCAAGTGGTGGGTCAGGAAGTTGCTAACCTTGGTTTTGATTTTGTTAATGGGGATAAGACAAGTCTTGAACCACTACGAAATCTAATCAACAACTATCAAGATGACTTCACACCATCCATAAGGATCAACTATGTCGACAACTCCATTGACAACCTTATCGAACGTGCCAGCACCAATACAAAGTGGCAGTTTAATATCCCAACCTTGCACCACTCCGTTGCCGGACTCGACAGCGGAATGCTCTTCGTCATCGGTGCAAGATCCAATGTCGGTAAATCCTCGTTCCACGCCAGCCTGTGTGCTGCACCTAATGGATGGGCGGCACAAGGAGCACGTATACTCATACTATGCAATGAGGAAAAGCCAGAGCGAGTAGCCAGCAGATATCTAACTGCCAGCACTGGCATGACCATGCATCAGATATCTGAAGATAAAACACAAGCACATAGGTTTTACGATCCGATAAGGGATAACCTAAAGTTTGTGGATGCAACAGGCAGGACGATGTCGTGGGCAGAAGGAGTAATCAAAAAGCATCAGCCTGACATTGTCGTGCTGGACATTGGAAGTAAGTTTGTTGAGGATGCTATAGCAGGATCTGCATCCAATAGTGCAGAGGCACTGAAGGCTAACGCAATCTACGCACGTAACCTTGGTAAGATGTACGGCTGCTTGGTAGTGTACTGCACACAGCTAAGTGCTGAAGCTGAAGGCAAGATTGTTTTATCTCAGGCTATGATCGAAGGCAGTAAGACTGGACTTGCTGGTGAGTCTGACCTTATGATATTGGTAGCACGTAACCCACCACTGAATGATCAGACTGAAGACGATGGCATGCGGTATCTGAATATTGTCAAGAACAAGATTACGGGTGTGCATAGGATTGTTAATTGTGAGTTTGATTATAGGACAGGAGTATATTCATCATGACAGATGCAAAAATAATTGTGTCAAAAGGCAAAGTAAAACTTTTATCCGGCCCGGAATACGCACAGGAAAATAAATTGTTATGCAAGATTAAAGACACGGGCAATGGATTCATTGCAAAGTTTCCGTCTTGGATATCATCACATCAAGATAATTACATTTGTATGGATTATTCAGAAGCAGAATATCTTGTAGCCGGACTAACCGAATTAATGAAACAATGGAATAACAACGATGCAAGTTCTAATACTTGATGTAGAAAATACTGTAACTAATCGGGACGGTAAGAAACACTTAGACCCGTTTGAGACTGGCAATAGTTTGGTTATGATTGGGTGTAAGTTTGTTGGTGATGAAGACACGTACATTGCAACCTTTGATCACGCAGATGTACCACCAACAAAGAATGGCAGGGATGTAATACAAGACTACCTTGACTCTGCTGATGTACTGGTAGGTCACAACCTAGCCCACGATTTGCCTTGGCTGTGGGAGTCAGGATTTAATTACAAAGGCAAAGTGTTTGATACCATGCTGGCAGAGTACGTAATGCAACGTGGTAACAAGATGCCATTAAACCTTAGTGCTGTAGCTGAAAGATATAAGTGTGACGTGCAAAAACAAACTACCTTGGACACATACTTCAAGAACAATGTTTCTACAAGGGACATACCACACGCTGAACTGTCGGAATATTTACAGCACGATATTGGAGCCACCGAGGGAGTATATCAGGCACTACATGCTCGCCTGCAGACAGCGAAGGATGCGGGTTTACAATCGACAATTGAACTTACTAATGAAGTCTGCTACGTCCTAGCACGTATCTATTGCACAGGATTCAGGATAGACACTGATCAATTGTCCTCTGTAAAAGAGGAGTTTGAATCAGAAAAATCTGCCATAGAAAATAGATTACAGAAGATGGTATCGGATCTGATGGGAGATACACCTATCAATCTGAATAGTCCAGAGCAATTGTCATGGGTTATTTATAGCCGTAAACCCAAAGACAAAAACCAATGGGCTGCTGCAGTCACACCTAACATGACAGATGCTGATTTTAAAAATGCTGTAAAGCAGCACTTCACTACGGTGTATAAGACCAAGGCAGAGAAGTGCCCGGATTGTGACGGGGCTGGTAGTAAACACAAAAAGAAAAAAGATGGAACCGACTTCAAGAAAGCTACTAAGTGTGGTACTTGCGGAGGCCAAGGCTATTTATTTAAAGCAACTAAAGACATGGCTGGTCTTAGGTTCACGGCACCCGGGGTCAAGTGGGCGAGTGCTAATGGTTTTGCCACTGCCAAAGAGAACCTTGAGATTTTGGAGCGAGTGGCAAAGTCCAAAGGAATGACAGTTGCCGAAGAGTTTCTTAGTAGTGTTAAGCGACTGTCTGCCTTAGATAGTTATCTATCTAACTTTGTAGATGGCATTCTAACATTTAAGAAGTTAGATGGTATGCTTCATGTTAGATTGAACCAGCACATCACAGCTACTGGCAGATTCAGTGGCAGTAATCCAAACATGCAGAACATGCCACGTGGCGGTACGTTCCCAGTCAAGCGAGTGTTTGTGTCTAGATTTAATAATGGTAAGGTTATGGAGGCAGATTTTGCCCAGCTAGAATTTAGGGTAGCTGCCTTCCTGTCCCAAGATCCTGTGGCTATGAAAGAGGTAACGGAAGGATTCGATGTACACTCGTATACGGCGAAGATTATTACGGACGCTGGGCAGACAACGTCTAGGCAGGAAGCTAAGGCGCATACTTTTGCGCCTCTCTACGGAGCCACTGGATACGGTAGAACCCCAGCAGAAGCAGCCTACTACCAGCACTTCATGGAAAAATATAAAGGGGTAGCTGCGTGGCATAAGGTGTTGGCTAAACAGGCACTGGGATACAGGATGGTCAAGATCCCCAGTGGCAGGGAGTATTCGTTCCCGAATGTCCAGCGCAGGAGGGATGGTACAGTAACAAACTTCACAGCCATTAAGAACTATCCGGTGCAGGGGTTTGCCACTGCAGACATCGTACCCTTGGTTCTTGTGGAGATTTACAATAAGCTTGACGGGATGCATTCAGTGGTGGTAAATTCAGTACACGATTCAATCGTGATAGACGTTCACCCTGACGAAGAAAAGGAAGTGCTTCTCATTATTGAGAGTGTACAAAATGAGATACACAACCTGATTAAGAAACGATGGAACATTGAAATGAATGTGCCACTGTTGCTTGAAGCTAAGTTAGGTTTAAATTGGTTAGATCAGAAAGCTGCTTAATAGAAAGGTAAATATATGTCACAACTAGCGTTAGTAAATAATGAATCAAACTTTGGTGCTCTTGCTGCAGCAATGGGTATGCAGGCAGATCAATCGAAAGAGAAATCATCCATCCTGCCACGCCTACGTATCGATCACTCTGGCGTGATGGGTGAAGACGAAGTCAAAGGCAAGAAGCGTAAGGTAGAAGTTGTGCCTGCTGGCATGTACAAGTTGGACATCCCAGAGAAAGCTACACTGTTTTCAAACAGCGTACGTATTCGGCTGTTCAATCAGCGGTTCATGTACAAGCGGTTTATCAAAGAGGGCGATAAGAATCGGTTTGTTAAAACCATCATGGCCCTTGACCTGAAGTCTGACCTTCGGGATAATGAAGGTGGATTTAATTGTGGTAAGCCAAGTGGTTGGATTGAAGACTACAAGTCTCTGCCTTCCGATATGCAATCTCTGATTAAATCCATCAAACGGGTTCGTGTCCTGTTTGGTACGGTAGAGATGAAGTCTGTCTTAAATGCACAAGGCGAAGAGCAGGAAGATCTGCTGTTGCCTTTCATTTGGGAAGTCGATAATAAGGATGCCTTCAAGACTATGGGTGCCCCTATTACACAGATGGCTAAGCAGAATCGCCTACTGCCCCAGCATTGGATTACTTTAGATACAGAAGAAAAGGGACTTCCCAATGGGGAATCTTATTTCCTACCTCTTGCTTCTCTTGATCTTAGCTCTGCCATTCCTTTGGTAGATGCAGATCAAAAGACATTCGCTGACTTCAATCAGTGGATTGATAACTACAATGACTACATCATCAAGCAGTTCAATGAAGCACGTGATAATGGTGCTGGTGATGTAGACGAAGAGTTAGTGGATGAGTTTGTTGATGTCGAGATAAAGGACGCAGCTTAATGCAACATCCTGCCGAATTAAAGGTACACCAGTACATCGAAGAAGTACGCACTGGCAAAGCTTCTGTCAGTGAGAAGACTATCAATCAGATCACTGACGATGTACGTGCTGCCTTAGTTCGGCAGTTTGTTGATAAGAAGTCTAGAGAGTTTTCATTACGTATGTCAAACGCTGGCAGACCGTACTGCCAGTTGTGGTTTGAAAAGAATCGTCCTGAAGAAGCAACCACAATGTCATCAAACTTCCTGATGAATATGATGATTGGTGATATTGTGGAAGCTGTATTCAAAGGTCTGCTCACAGAGGCAGGCGTTGTATATTCCAATGGCGAGAAGGTCACACTGAAGGTGGACGGGTACGAGGTGCAAGGCACACCCGATCTATCAATAGACGGAGCAGTAGATGATGTTAAGTCTGCTAGTGATTGGTCTTACCGTAATAAGTTTGTTGATTATGACACGCTTGCATCTAACGATTCCTTTGGTTATGTAGCACAGCTTGCAGGCTATGCCAGAGCCATGGACGTAAAGGCAGGGGGATGGTGGGTTATCAACAAAGCAAAGGGAGAGTTTAAGTATGTACCGGCGACAGGACTTGATGTTGATACGGAAGTACAGAAGATTGGCGAGAAAGCATCTGCTTTACAAGAGAATAAATTCACCCGTTGTTACGCACCTGTTGAAGAGACTTATAGAGGCAAACCTACGGGCAACCTTGTGTTGGACAAAGAGTGTGGATGGTGTTCCTACAGATATGCGTGTTGGGATAACCTTGAAGAAAGACCATCATTGGTCAGCAGGGCAGAACATCCGCCGATGGTCCCGTATGTCAAGATCAAAAAAGATTAAAGAGCTTCGTGACCTTTAATAAAAAACAATTCTATGCTGCCAAGAAGCATGGGTACAGAAGTGGACTTGAGGTCAAGATACAAGATCAACTCAAGGAACTTGGCATTAAATTTATTTATGAAAAAGTTAAAGTCGAATGGGAGGATCTTAAGTACAGAAAGTACACACCAGACTTTATACTTGAGAATGGAATCATTATTGAAACCAAAGGATTATTTACTGCCGAAGATAGACGTAAGCATTTACTGGTAAAGAAACAACATGCGAATCTTGAAATTAGATTTGTATTTGAAAGTAGTAAACGTAGGCTATCAAAAGTATCAAAGACAACTTACGGGGATTGGTGTACCAAGCACGGATTTATCTATGCCGATAAAGAAATACCTGAAGCATGGCTTAAAGAGAAAACACGTAGTAAAATATTTTACCCTGAACTTATCAACTATCCACATAGAAGGAAGACAGATGATGGCACCGCTTAATGATAATGATATTGCACTGGTAGTGCGCCCTAATTTACAAGCAGGTAAATGGGATGGAACGGTTAACTTAAACATTGTCGCCATGCCCTCACCGGATCTGTCGGC